CGCACGGCGCATACGGGGTGTACCAATCAACTAAGCAGCCATCACTTCCCTCCGATGTGATGTGGGCAAAAGGAGCGTGCCATAATGTCACAGTTTGACAACTACGACGAAGACCAACTGGAAGAAACCGAAACTCGCAATCCGTTGCGGGCAAGGATGAAGCAACTGGAAAAGGAAAACGCAGAAGCCAAAAAACTTCTTGCGGAAGCCGAATCCGAAAGACGAGAACTAGCCTTCGTGAAAGCGGGTATTGACCCAACCTCACCGATGGCAAAGTACTTTGTCAAAGGATACGACGGCGAACTAAACCCAGAAGCAATCCGTGAGGCTGCAGTCGAGGCGCAATTGATTAGTCCACCCGTAGCACCATCCCAAACCGATGAGGCAAAGGCTTGGAACCGAACCGCAAAAATAGCGGCAGGTTCACAAACCGCACAGCCTCCAGTCGATTGGGCGCGACGTTTGGAAGAAGCAGAGTCGCCACGAGAAGTTGAAAAAATTTTGGCAGAGGCACGAGCAGCAACAGAAAACTCATAAACCTCTAAACCAAAGGAATAAAAATCATGGCAGGCGAAACCCAACTCTCGTCACTGTCCGTAGACCAGGTAGCATTTGACCGTCTCGCGTATTTCGCGTTGCGTTCAGAACTCTTGTTCGACCAGGCAGCAGACGTACAACCAGTACAGCAGGCAATGCCAGGTACAGGCGTAACATTCACCATCTTCGCAGACATTGCAGCAGCAACGTCAACGTTGAACGAAGTTACCGACGTAACCCCAACAGCATTGTCCGACAGCCAAGTAACCGTAACTCTTAACGAATACGGTAACGCAGTTGTCACCACAGCCAAGTTGCGCGGAACAGCGTTCTTGGATGTTGACTCAGCAGCAGCAAACATCATCGGATACAACGCAGGCGATTCAATCGACCAGGTTGTCCGTGAAGTTCTTGCTGGCGGAACCAACGTTGTTTACGCAACGGGTGGAACCACCACACCAACCAGCCGTGAATCGGTATCGACAGATGACATTTTGTCCGCTGACGATGTTCGCAAGGTAACTGCACAACTTCGTGCAGCAAACGTTGCAACCTTCGACGGTTCATACCTCGGTTACATTCACCCAGACGTTTCGTACGACTTCCGTTCGGCAACTGACGCAGCAGCATGGCGCACCCCTGCTAACTACGTCAACCCAGAGGGAATCTACAACGGCGAAATCGGCAAGTTCGAGTCCGTCCGTTTCATCGAAACCCCACGTGCAAAGAAGTTCGAGAACGCTTCGAACGGAACTAGCACAACTGGAACAATCGACGTATATGCTACGCACATCATGGGTCGTCAGGCTCTTGCAAAGGCGTACAGCGTACAAGACGGCAACGGTTCAGTACCGAAGATTGTCCGTGGCAACGTAACCGACATCCTGATGCGCTTGCAGCCATTGGGCTGGTACTGGTTGGGTGGCTATGGTCGCTTCCGCGAAGCATCGCTACGCCGCATTGAGTCATCCTCAAGCATTGGCGCCAACTAATAACTAACCAAGCAGCCGCATACATGGCTGAAGGTTAAGACAAAAGCCCCTCGTTTCCCCTAGTACGGGAGATGGGGGGCTTTCGTTTTGCTATAGTCTTATAACACGAAAGGTTTACAATGTCGATTTCTAACTATGCAGAATTAGCGTTACTCAATACGCTCCGCAATACCTCATTTGCTGTTGCTGCCACATATGTAAAACTCCATACGGGAGACGCTGGCGAAGCAGGAACAACAAACGCCGCAACTGAAACCACCCGCAAAGCAATCTCGTTTTCAGCAGCATCATCTGGTTCGATGGCATCATCTGCAACTGTTGAATGGACAAACGTTGCCGCATCAGAAACCTACAGCCATTGGTCGCTGTGGGATGCGAGCACAGCAGGTAACTGTTTGTGGACTGGCGCACTATCCTCATCAGCAGCCGTGACCGCTGGCGATACTTTCCAAATCACTTCTCTCACGCTGTCGCTCGACTAGCCGTTAGGGGATAACCCCTTATGGCTCAAACAGCAGTCACAGGTTTTAGCGAACCATTCTTAGACACCCATCCGTTTTATCGGGGGACATATTTCCGTACGGTAGCACGCACCGCTACAGGACCAGGCAACGGCACAGCAGAAAGCGCATCAGGAAGAACTGTCACACGACTAGACCGACTAGTTGACTATCACACAGGCTTCTACAAAAACGGTGGACGCTTCTACCTTGGTGTTCGTGCAATTATTACCGTCACCGCCACAGCATCAGGGACAGGAACTGCATCATCATCTGCTTCTGTCCTAAGACAGCGCCAAGGAACAGATACTGGTACAGGAACTCAAACCGCAACAGGACTAGCAGTAATAATCCGAAGTGCCACAGGCTCTGGCATTGGGACAATGGACTCAACAGGTCTTGTCATCCACTTCTACTTGCGAACCGCCACAGGCTCAGGCACAGGAACATCAGCAATAACAGTTGTTCGTGCAGCAGTCAGAACAGCAAGCGACACAGGAACAGGAACAGGAACCGCTGACTGGAATATCAACCCTGTAAGAACCGCAACTGGTGAAGGCACAGGAACATCGGCTATTGTTGTCAACCGTGTTGTACTCAGAACTAGCAGCGGCGAAGGTGAAGGCACGTCTACATCGACGCGAATACTCACGGCAATACGCACGGCGACGGGTTCAGGAACAGGGTCAGGGGATATGGTTGGTGCAAGAACACGCCGAACTGCAGCAACAGGTTCAGGAGACGGAACAGCCACAGCCAACTGGGACAAGTCACACATCTTTAGAGTCCCAATAACCGAAGGCTACCCATTCGCGGTAAGACTTTCAGAAGAATCACCAGACCGATTGTTCTCCCACACCCCACAAGGTTCACGCGCCAAAAACCTGTACAGGCTCACTGACGGTAGTTACACGACCACAGACCCACGTAGACCAGAACTTATTACCCGAACCTATTTCGGTGGACACGACAACTTCTTGACAGCAGCAGAAATCACCGAACTCACCGACGCTGGATACGCAAGTAGCATTACCTGATGGCAACATTCAACCCACCAACCGACAACTTTGTTGTACCAGTAATCATCAGCGACTACATGGGCGGGCTACATTTGTCAAAAGACCAACGTCTCGCGAACCGTCTTGGTGGACGAATCGAAGCATCACCACGAGGACGCAACATCTTCCTGCTCACCGATGGAACCTTTACAGACAACCAGCCATCAAGTCTGAGCATGGTTTCAAAAGTGTATTATGGCGGACACGATAATGAGATAACAGCAGCAGAAGCAACCGCATTAACCGCGGCAGGATACGGGGCATACATCACATGAAACACAGGGAAACACACCCGAACCTAGACGTCGAAGGATGCTTCGGTTGTCGTGTAGCAGGGGTCCGCATGGGAACCAACACGACCACTAGCCGAGGGGCTAGGGTGGCGGAAGTCAATACAACTGAACGTAACTGGAACAAAGATATGCCAGCATACAAACGTCTTCGCGCTAACGGTTTGCAACCAAAGAAGATTGATGGTGCTGCCGAGGTAGAAAAGAAAGCACAGGAATCATGGCAAGTGGAGACAGGGATTCTGCCAACTATCTAAACCTTGTTGGAGTCAACCTTGAACACGTTGGCTACGGCAAAATGGTTGTCGGACTTAAGACAGCATTAGCCCAAAAGGTCACACTCGCCGAAGACGCAGAACACGTAGTGTTTGCCCTCCGCCCCAACCTAATCAAAGGCTGGCACAAAACCCAAACCCCACACTTGCTCACCATGTGGGAAACGAACTGGCTACCCCCAGAGTTCTCTGACTACCTGCACAATTTTGAAAAAGTTATCGTGCCAAGCCTGCACAACTTTGACTTATTCTCCCAGCACCATGACAACGTGCATGTCATCACGCTTGGGGTGAACCGCAACATATGGTGTCCAAAGGATGTTGAGCGAACTGAAACATACAAGATATTGTGTGGCGGGTCAGAGTGGTATCGCAAAGGACTAGATGTTGTACTGGATACATTTAATAAGTTAGGGTTGCCTAACACCGAACTGCATATCAAGATTGTCCCCCCACACCTGTTCGCACCCAAAGACCTCAACTACCCGAACGTGGTAGTGCATGACCATTGGATGACCGAAGACGAAGAAGCAGACCTAGTCCGTTCAATGGACTGCTTCATCTCCGTATCCCGCGGCGAAGGGTTCGGACTCATGCCACTCCAAGCAATCTCAGCAGGCATACCCACCATCTTGTCTGACGCTCACGGTCATCGAGAGTTCTCCGACCTAGCCACCCACCGCATCCCCACCACCAGCGTCCCCACCGCCAAGGGTGTCTGGCAAAACATGGGTGACTGGGACGAACCAGACTCAGAAGCATTAGCCGAGGCAATCATCTCTATTCAGAAGAACCGCGACAAGTACCGCAAGCAAGCATTCAAAAACTCTGGGGAAGTCGCAGCGTTCAACTGGGATACAGCCGCCAACCAATTACTGCAAATCGTCAAACCATCCAGTAACCGTGTCACGCCAGACTGGAAACCGTTGGAACCAATCACCACAGTTCAGGTGAATCGCGCAATCAAAGCCACAATCGGCGACCACTACATCGACCTAAAGCCTGGGAAACCCTATGATGTAGTGTTAAATGTACGCAATGTATTGCGAAGCGCAGGCTACCTAGTGGAGAAACAATGAAGAAGAAAGCATTTTGGGAAACAAAAAACCCCAACAAGAAATCCACCCCATTGACGCCATCCCAGAAGGCTGCTGCCAAGGCTCGTGCCAAAAAAGCAGGACGCCCGTACCCAAACCTGGTTGATAACGCTGCGGTAAAGAAGATGAAGCGTGGCTAAGACACCAGCGTGGCAACGCAAGGAAGGCAAGAATCCTGCGGGCGGTCTAAACGCTAAAGGTCGTGCATCAGCGAAGAAGCAAGGCATGAACTTGAAGCCACCAGTATCAGCGGCACAAGCAAAGAAATCACCTAAAGACGCTGCACGCCGCAAGTCGTTTTGTGCGCGGATGAGTGGTATGCCTGGTCCGATGAAAGACTCTAAAGGTCGCCCAACTCGCAAGGCTTTGGCTTTGCGGAAATGGGACTGTTAGTTCGTGGTAAACTCCAAAGACCCAATGAAAGGAATATGATATGCCAAAAGTCGGAAAGATGGAATTCCCTTACACCGCTAAGGGTATGGCTGACGCCAAAAAAGCCAAGAAGAAGATGGTTAAGCCTATGAAGAAGGACAAGAAAAAGAAGTAAATGACCACAGCCGCAACTGTCATTGATAGGACGTTGCGACAACTGCTGTCGGGGACAGTTGAACCGCGCAACAAACTAGCATCCAGCATCAACTCGTCAGCACCGAGTGTTGTAACCACGTACCCACTTGAAGGGTTACGTGCTGGGCAGGTTTGCGAAATTGACTCAGAACTAATGTACATCTGGTTGACTGACTCGGCAACCAAAACAATGACGGTTGAACGTGGCTTCAACGGAACAACCGCAGCAGCACACACAGCCGATGCAGTTATTACCGTCAGTC